CATCAATAACTAGGGCAGCTTGTGTACCATTGTTAGTAAGTGTAGCACCTACGCCAGATGAACCATTGTCATAAGTAGCATTTAGGTTTCCTGCACTGTCTGGTGATTCAACACGTACTGGGTCATGGTAGTGGATACCAGCAGCAGCAATCGTGTCAACGTACTCTTTAGTTGCAAGTTGACAAGCCTGAGTTGGGTTAGCTGTAACACAGACAGACCCAAAGCATACATTATCTGATGTACCAACAGACTGACCAATAGCTATTGTACCAGATGTGTAAGTAACACCTGTACCACCTGATAGATGGCTGTCTACTCTGCCTGTTGTGAAGTACTGGTTTGAACCTTCTGTTAGGTCACCTGTGTCATGATTACTGATATCACTTACAGTACCAGTAACATTACCAGTAACGTTACCTGTCAGTGTACCACAAAGGTTAGAGACACAGACTACACCTGTACCATAGATGCAGTTTGTACCTGCATTAAGATTACCACCTAAGACAGGAGAAGTATCTTCTTGGATACAAGTAAGAGCATCACCCAGTGTAAATGCTGCAGAAGCCCAAGCAGATCCTGTGTATACTTTTAATGCATTGTCTGTAGTATTCCAGTATAATGCACCAGTAAGTAGTCCATCTCCATCGTTATCTACTGATGGGTCTGAAGTCTTATTACCAAGGTATCTGTCATCAAAGTTATCATAAGATGTTGCAGCATCAGAAGCAGAAGCAGCAGCAGCAGTAGCTGAACTAGAAGCATTTGTTTCTGATGTAGCTGCATTAGTCTCTGAGGTAGCAGCATTTGTAGCAGAGGTAGCTGCTGCAGTTGCAGAACCTAAGATACCATCAACGTATGTTTTTGTAGTTAAGTCAGCAGCATTGGTCGGAGTGTGAGTAGTAGTAATTGGTGAACTACCCATATTAATAGAGCCTGTCATGGTTCCACCAGTCAAGGCAAGTCTAGTATCTCTCTGATCGTCTACATAAGTTTTGTTTGCTGCTTGTCCACCTAAAGTAGGGTTAGGTAAGTTAGTCAACTGGGTTACACCACCCATGTTGATGTCACCTGTCATTGTACCGCCAGACAAGTTTAACTTAGCATCAAGAAGTGTATCTATGCACGTATTTGTGTAAGCATCTGTAATACCATACCCAGAAAGAGTAGTTGGGTTTGTACCACCTGTAATACGTCCATAAACATCTGCTGTTACAGACGTATAAGTTCCTGCACTTACACCTGTTGTAGCAAGATCAATACTGTCAGCATTTGTTACAATCCTACCAGAGTCTGCAGTAACAACGTCAATAGTATTACCAGACTTAGTGAGACCAGTACCTGCTGCAATCTGCCCTGCACCTGAGAATTGTACGAAAGTGATATCTGTAGTATCAAGAGTACCACCTGTATCCACAGTGCTAACAAAACCATTATCAGCATTTGTTGTACCCTCTTCAACAAAGAAGAATGCTCCTGCATGTTTGTCAAAGGTATCTGCATCATCTGCCCTAGACCAAGTACTCGAATCAGCTACATACACACCATTTTCTGAAGCTGTGCTTTGATCTTTTACAAGAACTCTATCTCCAGATATAACACTAACACCATCAATAGTTTGCTCACCACTCAGAGTTATATTTGCAGTTGTGGCTGCTTTAACAGATCCTTTTACATCCAAACCTTCAACTGCATTGTCTACATATAATTTTGTGGCTGCATCAGAGTCAGCAGTAGGATCTGCTAAGTTTGTAATCTTGTTACTATTAGCATCCATATTTCCTGTTAGTTGCAAAGCAGTAAAGGTAGAAGCACCTGTTGAGGTAACATTACCAGTTAAGTCACCAGTAACATCTCCAGTAATATCACCTGTAACGTTTCCTGTGACATTGCCAGTTACGTCACCTGTTAGATCACCAGTTACGTTCCCTACTACATCACCAACAAAACAAGTGTTTGCTGTTATGGTAGTACCAGTAACTGCAGCAGGTGTAGTAGCACCTATTGTACCATCAAAGTTACCTGAGTGGCACCCTGTAGCATTACCTGTTACATTACCTGTAACGTTACCTGTTAGATTGCCTGTCACATCTCCTGTGACATCACCAGTTAAGTTACCTGTAACATTACCTGTGACTGCACCTGTAACGTCACCTGTGATGTCTCCTACAAAGCAAGTGTTTGCTGTAACTGTTGTACCTGTTATAGCTGCTGCTGTAGTACCACCCACAATAGCACCATCAATAGTGCCACCATTAATATCTACTGAATTAAAAGTACCCTGTCCTGACGTACTAACTGTAGTAAAGCTACCAGCAGCAGCACTAGAAGCACCGATAACAGTGCCATCAATATTACCTGCATTAATGTCTACTGTGGCTAGAGTTGATGTTCCTGTAGCACAAAGGTTTGGAGCAGTCACAGTACTTGCAAATCCAGCAGCACCTGTAACACTCAGTGTACCTGATAGTGTGGTGTTACCTGTAACCCCTGCAGTTCCACCAACAGTAAGGTTGCCACTAGATCCTAGAGTTGTAAATTCACCAGAGGCAGCAGTTGTATTACCAATAACTGTATTGTCGATTGTACCTGCATTAATGTCTGCTGTGTCAGCTACAAGGCTGTCAATATTTGCTGTACCATCAATATATAGGTCTTGCCATTCTGCTGCAGAAGAACCTAGATCGTATGTGCCATCTGCAGAAGGGATAAGGTCTGAGGCAACATCAGCATTTACAGTAACGGTATCAGCATCATCACTACCAAGAGTAGTATTGCCATTGACGGTAAGATTCCCAGTAATAGTAGCATTTTCATGTACTGCCAGAGTGTCGATATAACCCACACCATCAATGTAAAGATCTTTAAACTCAGCAGACGCAGAACCCAAATCAATATCTTCATCAGTGACAGGAACAATAGCTCCATCTTGTATCCTTACTTGTTCTACTGCTGCACTACCAACATTAGTAAAGAAATTAATTCTATTGTTAGCTGTATCAACAACAACTTTGCTGTATTGGTTAGTGTCTGAAATTAAAGGAATAAGGCCACCTTCTGCTGAAGTGCCATCGTGTCTGTGACCTGTGCTTGCATCGAATGCTGCTAGAACTTGATTGAGTTCGTTGTTTATTGGTTCAGCTTTTATAACCTGACCAGAAACAATATCGGCAACACTTTGTCTTGTATAACCTGCCATTTATAATCTATCCCCCACTCCAAACGTCACAACAAGTCCTTGGATACTGTGTGATGCATTCGTGTCATTTGTAACATATCTAAAAGAAACTGATTTACCTGAACCTGAAACATTCACCCTTTGAACAGGAGATGGGTTACCACTCCAAATAGTTGAAGAATCATCAAAGATTGCTTCATTATAATAGGCAGCAGCACCTTCAGTACTTAAGGTAAAGTTAGTTGGATTAAGAATGGTGGTATCATCGTAGTCAAATACAACAGACATAACGATCTCGTTATCACCTTCTGATCTAAGGTAAGTAGCAACAGTATGAATGATTTTACGTTGCTCTGGATCTTGCATGTGCAAGAATGGTGTTTGGTAAAGGCTCACGATGTTATTACCACCAAAGCTATTACCTGATTCTTGTCTATGGACCTTGCCTAAACTATCTCCATGAATAACATATTCTTCTTTATCAATGTATCCACTGTCAGCACAAGTGGCTTGAATCCCAATCATCTGACCAAACTCAAAACCAATGCCACCTTGTTGACCCATACGTAGACCTCCAAGAAGTGCATTCCCATTCTCTACGTTATAGAATAATCTGAATTGAGACTTACCTCTAATAATTACAGAAGAGACTGCATCTAGGTCATTATTAAATACAACATCAGAAATAAAAGATTGGATGTTTTTGGTTAATGTTTCTAAGTTAACGTCACCAATCTTATCTGTACCTGAAATAGGTCTAATACCATCTTGTGACAAAAAGATTAAATCACCACCAATCTCAACAACACTGTCTGATGCTAGGCAACCAAGGTCATCTGTTACGTGTTGTAACTGCCAGTCTGAGATGTTGTTGCCTACAACTCTTTTAATGTTATTTGTCCCAAATACAAACAGAGAATCACGAAACGGTTTGATTGATACAATAGGAAAACCTACGTTAATTACACCAGCACCGTCTGCAGGTGCCCACTTGGTTTCGTCTGTTGGTGCACTGAAGTACAAATTGTGAGGTTCAGCAGGATCACCTGCAAGCCACATATGGTTCTTGAATACTGCAGCAAACTTAGGATCTGTAGGAGCATTAGCATGTGTGATCTGGGTGTAAGTTGTGCCATCATAAGTAGCTGCAGGATTTATACCATCTGTCAGGATAACCTTTGCTGTCCCCCAGTTGAACCTAGTAAATCTTACTTTTGTTACACCTGTCATTGTAGGTGAACCAGAAGTAGTTACTGCTGTCCAAGACTCTGCTGTAGCATCCCAGTAGTGTAAGTAGTTGTTACCTGTAGAAGGTTTACGTGCTGCAAGGATACCATCGTTGATACCAGCAGCTACTGCTACACCAAGTACACTTCCAGAGCTATCACCAGGTACTGTGCCATAGTCGTTAGTATAACCACTAACACGTCTGTATCCACCAGTTGTAGCAGGTTCGTAATTAAGCAAAGAAATAGCAGAACCAGGCTGTATTTCACCTTGTGATAACACATCCCTGTTCAGGTTTAGTCCACCCTGAGCAAATACTTTAAAGGAAGCTAAATTTTCAGGCATTAGACGATAGTGCTCATAGTATTGCTAAACGATTTATTTCTTTGAATGACTGTAGATCTAATATCTAATGGATCATCCATAAGAATACGTCTCATAGAACGAATCCCTTCTTGAAGGCTTTGCTGGTGTAAAGCAGCACTTTGATCATTTGATCTAAATCTCATCATGTACATCATTGCACCATCAATAATGACATGGTTAAATCTGTCAGGAATAACTGCTACATCATCATAAGCAGAAAGATCTGCAGGGAATGTCCAATATACATACTCTATTTCGTAAGCATCGTTTGGAACAGGAGTTACACCAAATTTACTTTCATATGTTTGATAAA